CGGGTCTACAAGCTGGACCGCTACGTCCTCAAGCGTGACCCCAGCGGGCGCATGATGAAGATCCTGCTCAAGGAGCAGATCGCGCCGGCGGCTCTGCCTGACGAGCTCCGGGCTCTGATCCCTGATGCCAAGGGGCCTGAGGACACCGTGGATGTGTACACCTGCATCCACCGGATCGACGACAAGCGGTTCGAGGTGTACCAAGAGGTGGCTGGCGAAGTGGTCGATTCGACCATGGGCGAGTACACCGAGGACACCCTGCCCTACCTCGCGCTCCGCATGGACGAGGTGACCGGGGAGAGCTACGCCTACGGCTACGCCACCCAGTACCTGGGCGACCTCAAGTCCCTCGAGGGCCTCTCGCAGGGCCTCGTGGAGGCGGCTGCCATGGCCTCCAAGTGCCTCTGGCTGGTGGACCCTGCGTCCCCCACCAGGGCGCGCACGCTGGCCGACAGCCCCAACGGAGCCATCCGTGAGGGGCGTGAGCAGGATGTCTCCATGGTCACCATGGGGAACAAGGCTGCCGACATGCGGATCGCCTTTGAGGCAGCCGGCCAGATCCGTGACCGCCTCGGCATGGCCTTCCTCATGTCCAGCGGGCTCCAGCGCAAGGGTGAGCGCGTGACGGCTACTGAGTGGCGGGTGCTGTCCGAGGAGCTCGAAAGCGTCCTCAGCGGCTCCTACGCGGCCCTCAGCGCCAGCATGCAGCTCCCGCTCGTGACGCTGATCATGGACCGCATGACCCGTGAGCGGCGGCTGCCCAAGCTGCCGAAGGACATCGTTCACCCCAGCATCGTGACAGGAGTCGAGGCGCTGGGGCGAGGGGCTGACCTGATGAGGCTGGACCAGTTCATCGCTGGTGCTATGCAACAGGTTGGACCCGAAGTACTGGCGCAGTTCATGAACATGGGTGACTACCTCGCCCGCCGCGCCACTGCTCTTGGCTTGGTCACCGATGGGTTGATCAAGTCCCAGGAGCAGATCGAGGCCGAGCGCCAGCAGATGATGCAGGCGCAGATGGTCAACCAACTCGGCCCGGACGCCATGAAGCTCGCGGCCCAAGCATCACAACAGGAGCAGCAAACCGATGGGTGAAACCCACAGCGTCAGCATCAGCAGCGACGGTCCTTCTGGACCCGAAGCCCCCAACGCGCCGGCCACCGAGGCCACCAGCAGCAGCGAAGGCTTCGTCAACCTGCCGACCGACCCGCAACCGACAGAAGAGCAGGTCGCGCCTGAGCGCCCTGAATGGCTGGATGACAAGTTCGAGTCGCCTGAGGACCTCGCGCGTGCCTACGCGGAGCTCCAGTCCCACATGGGTCAGCAGGAGGCAGAAGCCCCTGAGGTTGAGGACAGCGCCCCTGAAGTTGGCGTCGGCACTCAAGCCCTCGAGCCCTTCGCTGAGGAGTTCTACTCCACTGGAGCACTCTCTGAGGAGAGCTTCACGCAGCTTGAGGGTATGGGCCTCAGCCGCGATCTGGTCCAGGCATTCATGGAGGGACAGCAAGCCGTCCAAGCTGCCGAGGTCAACCAGATCTTCGCTCAGGTCGGTGGTGAAGAAGCGTATGGCGAGGCTCTGGCCTGGGCGGCGCAGAACATGAGCCCCGAGGAGATCGTGGCCTACAACGAGCAGGTGGAGAGCGGAGACCTCACCACAGCGACCGTTGCCGTTCGCGGCCTCATGGCTCAGTACCGCCAAGGCTCCCCCGCCGGCACCCGCGCCAACCTGCTCCCGAGCGAGCCCGTGGGCCCTGGTGGCCTCGCGCCCTACGAGTCCGTTGCTCAACTCATGACCGACATGAGGAGCAAGGAGTACAAGACCGACCCCGCCTTCCGTGCCCGCGTGCAGGACAGGCTCTCCCGTTCCAACGTAATGTGATGCACGCAGCCCGCCTCTGGCCCGTTCTCCTCGTCCTCCTTCCTTCCTGCATCGGCGCCCAGCTCGCTGAGACCGAGGGGCGCATCGTCGATGCTCTTCAGGAGTCTCAGGTGGCCACCTTGGATGCTTACGCTGACCACAGCGACGGCACGATCACCGCAGAGGAGCTCGACGAGGAGCTTGAGGACATCCGCGAGGAGCGGGACCAGACGGTGGCAGATGCGTGGGGTGACCTTGAGGAGCATGTGAAGGCTGAGGTCAACCGCGTGCAGATGACCGCGAAGGCTGCCGCTGGTGGGATCCTTGGCGGTGGCCACCTTGTGGACCTACTGGCTGCCGTTGGCGCATCGATCGCCGGCGGTGCCTACACGACCAACCGCATGCGCGACAACAAGCGCCGCATGCGCGGTGAGCCTGTAGGCCAACAGACGAACGCCTGACATCGAGCATCGATGTCTGTCCCGGCCCGCTTCGGCGGACAACCGGCTGCTCCAGGCGATGGAGTAGGTGTCAGGAGTGACGGGACCCTTCGGGGTCAAACCTTCTTTCACTGACAAACGAACACAGGAGCAATCCAATGGTCGATGTTTCGAGGCTGGGTGAGAACCTGGCAGACGGCGGTGACGCCAACACCAACTTCCTCAAGGTCTGGGCCGGCGAGATTCTCGCCACCTTCCAAGAGGCCAACAAGTTCATGCCTCTCACCATGTCGCGCACGATCTCGACTGGTAAGAGCGCCACCTTCCCCGTCATCGGGACCGCCGCTGCCAAGTGGCACACCCCCGGTGAGTCCGTGATCACTGATCAGGACGCAGGCTCCACTGCGTACCTCAGCAAGATCAAGGTCACCGAGCGGGAGATCTTCATCGATGACTGCCTCGTGTCGAGCGTCCTCGTTGACGACCTCGATGCGATGAAGTCGCACTGGGACTACCGCAGCGAGTACTCGTCCGCCATCGGGCGTGCGCTCGCCAAGGAGGCCGATGAGCACATCCTCGCGACGATCTACGCCGGTGCCTCGGCAACGGCCAACATCCCTGGTGTGACCGCTGCCGGTAAGGTGATCACGGAGTCCGATGCCGCGACCAACGTGGACAACCTGATCGACTACTGCTTCGATATCGCGCAGACGTTCGACGAGAACGATGTGCCGATGGAAGAGCGGTATCTCGCTGTCGCGCCTTCGACGTACTACCTGCTGGCCGACAAGACGGACCTTGTCAACCGTGACTTCACTGCGGGCAACGGCGACTTCGCTGACGGCACCGTGATGAAGGTGGCGGGCCTGACGATCGTCAAGACCAACAACTTCGGGTCTGGGGATCTGTCCACGACCGCAGACAGCGGCTCCAAGAACGATGTCTTCGGCAGCTCTGGCGTTGGCTACAACGGCAACTGGACGAACGTCGTCGCTCTCGGCTTCCACCGCAGCGCCGTTGGCACCGTGAAGATGGCGGACCTGTCCGTGGCGACCGAGTACCAGCTCGAGCGCCTGAGCACGCTGATGCTCGCCAAGTACGCGATGGGGCACAACTACCTCCGCCCGGAGGCGTGCGCGCTCATCAAGACCGCCTGACGTTCATGGGGTGGCCTCTGGCCACTCTGTGTGATGCTTCTGGCCGGGGGTCCATTCGTGGGCTCCCGGCCTTTCCCCACAACTAGAGCATGAGCAACTTCACGACCGAGCTTGAGGCCGTCAACACGATGCTGTCGGCAGTCGGCAGCCAGCCAGTCAGCAGCCTGGACGCTGGAGCTGAAGTCGCCATCGCCAAGAACATCCTGCGGGAGACGCGCCGAGAGGTGCTCTCGCGGGGCTGGTCCTTCAACTACGAGACCGAGGTCAAGCTGACCCCCGTGGGCGACCAAGTCGTGCTCGCGGAGACGGTGCTGCGGATCGATGGATCCACTGGCCACAACAGCAACCTCGACCTGGTCCAGAGAGGCACGCTCCTCTACGACCGCAAGGGCCACACCTACACGATCACTGACACCGTGACCGTGGACATCATCTACAACCTTGAGTGGACCCAGCTCCCTGAGGTGGCTCGTCGCTACATCATGATCCGCTCTGCGCGGGTCTTCGCTGACCGTGTGGTGGGCTACGGCCCCCAGCACAACTTCACGCTGGCGGACGAGTACCAAGCCCTGACGGACCTCAAGGACGCCGAGGGCGACACGGCTGATCACAACTACCTCACCGGGAACAACGATGTGTACCGCGTGGTGGCCCGACAGAGCGTGAGCCGCAAGATCCGCTACTGATGGGGCTGATCACACACTCCACCGACAGCATGGTCGGGGGTGTCAGCCAGCAACCGCCCACGCGGCGCTTCGCCTCCCAGGCTGAGGTGCAGGAGAACGCCCTTGGCACCATCATCGAGGGGCTCCGCAAGAGGCCCCCTACGGAGCATGTAGGTGAGCTCGCAGCAGCCTTCACTGGCGCTGTCGCCTACCACACGATCAACCGTGACGCCACCGAGCGGTACGTCGTGGCGGCTCAGGACAAGCGGCTGAAGGTCTATGACCTCGCTGATGGATCCGTCAACACCGTCTACGACATCGGCGGCGATGTGGCCACCTTCGGGGCCGGCGGTGACTTCGACTACCTGGCGACCTCTGACCCCGTCAACGACCTCGAGTTCCTGACGATTGCCGATGCCACCATCATCGTCAACAAGGCCATCCAGCCGAAGATGGACGCGGCCACCACGACCGACCGTGGCTTCGAGGCGCTGGCATTCGTCAAGCAGGGCAACTACAGCACCAAGTACACCCTGACGGTAGACACGCGCACCGCCACGGTTGAAACAGGCAGCAGCAGCGACGTAGCAAATGAACCAGGGATCCGAACAGACTTCATCGCAGAGAAGCTGGTCGATGCTCTTACCACCGGCTCCGCTACGAACACCAACGGCGTCACTGTTAGCACTTCTGGTGATGTACTGGATGCTAATGACTACGACGTGCAGCGCGAAGGCAGCACCATCTGGATCAAGCGGGACGACGGCGCGGACTTCGACATCAGCAGTGATGACTCCGTCGCCAGCTCAGTCCTCGCGGTGATCAAGGACTCGGTGCAGACCTTCTCCGTACTGCCCACGGTTGCCCCCAACGGGTTCACAATCAAGATCGACGGAGTGCCCGACCAGGGCACCGTGGGCGCCACTGCCTACTACGTCCAGTTCGAGACCACGGACACCGATGCCACTGCGTTCGGTGACGGCGTCTGGGAGGAGGCCGTGGCGGGAGGCATCGAGTTCAAGCCGAACTACGCCTTCATGCCGCACCTGCTGGTGCGTCTGAGCAACGGTGACTTCCTGTTCACCCAGGTCAGCGGTACTGCCCTCGGTGGCTCCATTGGCTCCACTGCTCCCTACACCGCACCGAAGTGGGGCGAGGTGGCCGCTGGTGACCTCGACAGCAACCCGCTGCCCGTCTTCATGGACACCAGCAGCGGCTCCGAGGCTGACGCCATCAGGGGCATCGCGTTCCACAAGGACCGTCTGGTCATCATGGCCGGCGAGACCGTCGTGATGTCCGAGGTCGGGCAGTACTTCAACTTCTTCCGCACCACGGTCACCACGCTGCTGGACTCCGCACGCATCTCCGTTGCGGCCTCGAGCACCAGGGTCAACCTGCTGAACTACGCGGTGCCGCTGCGGGG